GTAGTTAAACTTTTGATTTGCCATTAAACTATGTCTACTGTAATCTCAAAGTTGTTGAGCTGTATAATTTCGTTGAGGTTTGCGTAAATATCGCCGGGAAAGTTATCAACTTTAAAGTATCGAACTCCAGGAATATCATTCATATAATTTTGTAACTTAGATAGAGACAGTGCTTCTCCAAACTCTCTATTGTCTACATCGAAGTATCTTAAAAGACCATCCGCAGCATCTTGTTTAATCGCATTTCTTCGGTACGTGTCAGCCTCATCTACCAGAAGGGTACAGTTTAAATCCAAAGTTCGAATAACTCCGTCCACAATAGTTAATTCATCTGTCATCATTTTCAAATTATTAAGGTGGTCTAGTAGTTCGGCTTTAAGAAGTAAAGAACATCTCTCTAATTGGAGTTGGGATGCTTTAGCTAAACAATAAATATCAATGTTGTTTGCGCCTGCGCCATTATTCCGTAGAACTGCCATTGCTTTACCTATGGTTCCGTTTGTGGAAGAATAGTCATTCGCTGCCGCAGTATAATCCTCTCCTGTTACGCACCTATGCTGGGATTTAAAAACATGTGGGTAGTATTTCTTAGCGTGTTCTACAGTTTCATTATCTCGACCTCCAGTGGCTTTAGAGCTGTTAATTACTGTGACGTTACCTGTGTTGCCGGTATTTTTAGTAGTTGCTACAGACATGTTTATAACATTTCTAGCAATGTTTCCTCTTTCGCCTCCTCCAACTCTATAAAACACTTTAGCATCTACACCGGGGGTAGGTTTCTTTCCTTTTGTGCCATTTCCAAACATTAAGGTAACTCCATACTGCTCGTCATATGTCTTTTCAAACACAGCTTGTGTAGAAGATGCTAAGTATAACGAGTTTATCTCTTGCCATAAAGTACCATCGGCAGAAGAAACTGTAATACTGCCTTCTACAACAGGAGCTACACCAAGGTTCATTTTAAACTCCTCATCAGTTGTACTAAAAGTGTGAACCTCTTCTTGTAGAGTCCCTTCTAATAAATAGAAGTTACTTTGTGTTAAGTTATTCGAGTCAACGTCGAAATCTAAATCCTCTACACTACTTACATCAAATATAATATTCCCATCTGTATTCCCCTTATATAAAACAAAAGATACAGGTTTTCCATCTTTATCAGAGGCCCCTTGTACAGTTCTATTGGCTTTAGAGATAGTAGCTCTCTCTGGGGCGTCGGTGAAGTAATCGGTAGAGAAAGATATGGAAGCCTCAGCTTTAGCTGAAGTTGGGCCTTTTACTTTTACACCTATTAATTGTAAAAGTTTATCAAGGTTAGTGGTGGTTTTTACAGTGCTTATATAACTTTCATTCGCAAGGAAATCTGCTTTCAAAGAAATAACACTAGCCAAATAAGCAAATAGCTCAGTAAACATTACACCCATGTCAGACTCTACAAAGTTTGTAAACTCGTCAGGGTAAACGGCTGCCATGTAATCAAGCAAGGCCGCTTTGTAAGACGCAAAGTCTGTTAGGGAGTAATCAATATACTTTGGCTTATCCTTTTCAAGAATAGCTGCGTATCTTAAGTAATCAGATTCGATGGTTCCATCAAAAGATGAAACGTTATATAAAGGGTTAGTGGGAAAAGACATAAGTTAAAACGCTAGAGATATATTTTCGGTAGCCAGTATATCGTCCTTTAAAGCTACGGTAAGTGAGACTGTAATTTTAGATTCGGTAGATAAAGACAAGCCAGCCTTCTCATCAGCCAACACAAGAGAGTAGTCATCTGAGGTTTCGGTTTCCTGAACTCTAAGACTTAAAACATTTACTCTCGGTTCGTAAGTTGCAATAGCCGTTAAAATTTCATTTTGAATATCTCTCTTTAGAAATTCATCAAGAGGTTCAAAAACAGCAAGATGTATATTAGTACCGTACTGAGGTAACATAACTCTATCGCCTTTTTTGGTCGTAAGTAAATCAATTAAATTATTCTTAACAAGGTGTATTCCATATTGCTTAGAGAAGACGCCTCCAGAATTTTTACAGGAAAGGCTCGAGTTTAACCCGACAAGTGATTTCTCACTTCCCGTAGTTACGTATTTTACTTGATATGCTTGTGAATTGCCTAATGCCATTATGACCTATATGTTGCTATATTTTTAAAGAATCCCTTTTGGGCGTTGAAGTTGGTAGTCACCTCTGTTATATCTAGAGGTTTTGAATACATTTTAAAACTTCCCAAGAATCCATCAAGACCACTTCTTGGTATTTTTCGAGTAGACCCAGTGTTAACTTGACCTCCTAACGAAGGTATGTGTTGGCCATAATATCCGCCAAACAAGTCCGTACTTAAACTTTGTCCAGTATGTATTCTATATTGGTCGTTAGTGTTGTACCCTAAAAATCCTAAAGGTGTGGTCGCTCCAGGTCTGTTTTCGGCTGGGCCTATCACATCTGAGAATCCTCCGCCCAAAATCCAAGGGGTGAAAATAGGATATTGTGGGTAATCCGCATTTGAAAAACCTTCAGCTAAGTGCTCTACTGAATCACCTTCACCAAGAAAACTTTGACGACTTCCGTGCATAGAAACAATAGGAGATGGGACATTCAAAGGTGTATATTTCTGGGTTGAGAAGGCAGTAGATATTGAAGACGAGTCTAGTAATTCTCCGTCTAGAAAGACGGATACTGTATCTTTTTCGTAGTTGAAAGATACATTATAATGTGAGAACTCCGTATCACAACTTGAACAGTTTTTTCCAGAAGTGGTCTGTTTTGTAACCGGAATTTTAACACCTAGCTCAGTTCCAGAGGTTGCGTTTCCGTGTCTGGCTGGGTCTATAAGGATGGTTTGATGTGTGTGGTCTTTAACGTCTTTTTCTTGAATCGCTATACTGTGACCCCACTCCCATCCATCTTGTTCACCTATTACACAGTTTTGCCCTACTGTAGGGAGGATTACAAATTCAAGCTCACCTAAACTGGATGCTGTGTTTGTGGCTGCTCCGGATACATCTTTATCTCGGAACCCAATCATTAAACCTTTTGTAGGGCCATCGTCGTCGGGATTTACCACAGCAGTAATAAAATTTCCAGCTTCGGGGGTGTTTCCAGAGTTTTCACAAGCGGCAACAATTCTATACCTATGGTGTCCAGTTAGCCCTGAGGACACTTCGGGAATGTGGGTCCAAAAATCCATAGACCATCCTTTAGTTCCGTATGTTATCCCGTTAACTCGTTCACCTTCTGGGAACAGCTTTCCTTCTTTAATATTATTAGGGAGTCTTACGTAGCAGCCTCCTCTATTGTTGTAAACGTCGACATCATCAATTGGCTTGTAAAATATGCCGTATTGTTTTTCCGGGTCGTAAATCGTACCTCGAAGGAACGGTATAGAGAGACCAGAAGGGAAGGCATGTTCAGTTGAGGATGCTACGAACTTTCCATTTAATGCTTTAGAACCTTCCGCATAATTATCTAAGTCGTACTTATTTCGATTTGGTGTCGTAATATCAGGCTTTAAGAAATTATAACAAACAACTAAACCTTCAGTAACTATAGAGTCTCCAAGACTCTTATACATTGGGTTGACTCCGGACACAGTACCTTGAGTTTTTACAAAATCGCCAGTAGATATATCATCTACATTGAAATCTTTCAAATATACTGTACCTAGTAAAGGATTGCCTTTAACAAAAATAGGCTCCGAAGGAACAACAATATTCGCAACATCCTCGGCGATAACGATTTTCCTTTGAACTGATACGTCAGGGATAATTGCTGAGCCTTTTAAATAGGAAAAATCATTTAGTGGCGCCCTTTCTAGTCTTTTTCGAACTCTAATCCTATTCACTTCTGTGTCATAATCAACGACAATATCTCCTAGTCGCTTAATACCATCTACTCCAGGTCTGAACGGGAGATTAGAGCCATCTGCTTTATATCCATTAGATGCTAAAAGATGCCTTCTTTCAGAATTTGTTAAAGTTTTAATAATAATGTCTTGACCTAATGGGCTATCAGAATTTGTAATTTGTATGCCTCCAAATAAGCCGAAAAGCTGAAGTTGTTTTTTACGTTTTTTAATTTTAGATTCGTATGCGTCACTATGTGCAGATTGGCTTCGACGGTAGTTTAATACAGTAGGGCTAGTCCTTTCAAATCCAGTGGATACGAGCTCTGTAATATAAGCTTCGATTTGGGTGTGGTGTATATTCCTGTCTCTAATGTATGCTTGCAGGATTTCATCAATCTCAAGTAACCGGTCAACGTTACCTTGAGGGTCATCCGCTTCAAAGTCGTCACTAAAAATTGTATTAGATACAAATCTCAACTTGTCTTCAGTGATTGCCTGTCCTCTGCCTCCCTCCCACGGGTGACCTCCTAAGCTCCAAGACTTGGAAGAATATACCATGTCTTCCGTTAGGGGAATTCCCCCATTTCGAGAATCGTAATATAGACCATCTTGAGAAAGAACAAACTTTCCATCAGTTGAAATAGGAGGACCGTACACCAAATCAAAACGGGCTACTTCTTCTTCATCCGTGGCGTCAGCTTTTAGTTGAGCAGCAAGAGCTTGCTTATAAGCTTTGTTATGTCGGAAAGGTTTAACTACTGAATTCTCTACGAGAGTTTCGTACTGAGAGACTAATTGAAGCTGCTGCTCTGATAACTGACCTGAGGATATTAAGGCTCCATAGTTAAGCCTTGGTTCTTCGGTTAATCCTTCGGCTCTCTCTTTTAAAATTGAATAAATTAGGTCTACCGTGCTATTCATATCAGCAAGCTCTTGACGAATTCTTATGTATCCGTTATAGATTCTACGTACTTTATTATTAGCATACGCCTTTGTGTTTACAGTAGGCTGTGGGAATTGCGTATACAGTTCATTTCTGGCTTGTTGAATCATATCCCCTATATTACCTCCAGGTCTCCCAGAAGAAAACACCTCATACCCGGAATTCAAAAGAATAGACATTGTATCAATAGAACTTTTTAAAGTAGAAAGTTTATTATTTGCGTGCTCCGCACCCTTATTACCTGAGTTAGGGGACGAGTAAAGTCTTGGATTACCATTAGAGTTATACTGCTGGTGCTGACCTGTAAGTCTCGTCAATCTAGCACGTGCATTAGATACGCGACGATTTATACGTCCTATATTTGTAGTTATAACATTAGACATTGCAGTAAGTGCAGTGCTGTTTAAAAGTCTTAAGGTTGATTCAGAAAGCATTTATTTATAATATTTGTACGAAGTCTTCGCCGTCAATGATTTTGTGGTTGCAGTCACACATACTGCCTACGAAAGCGACCTCTAAACCGTTAATCGTAATGTAAGATTTCCCTTCAGAAACTCTCCATTGATATTCTAGGTGTACATCTGGTGCGCGAGTTTCATCATCATCCTCATCTTCAACGCCTGGGGTAGCAGGTGAGTTGGGTATAAAATCTCCAGGTCCGGCGTATCCTCCTCCTGTTGATGGTCCTCCATTGCCTTCATGAGTTGTTCCTTGGTCTCCCACAACAACTACTTCTTGTCCATTAACAGTGACAAATTCTCGTTGTACGTGTGTGACTACACCAACACCTCCTGTTCCGGCGGCGTCTAGCAGGCTCATTTTTCTTGCGATACTAGGCATATAAACTTACCTTAGTTGTGTTTAAGGCTACATTATTTAGTGGAGCCGAAGTAATTTCCATGGGTTCCTTGGGTTGGGGGTTTATTACCCCTCCGGAAAATAATGACCTATCAAGGTCAGTACTTAATACTAAAGTTTGTATAGGAAGAGGAACGCCTGGTCCTATACCTGAGTTTCCATGAACTGAGGTGATTCCGCTGGCTTCAGTGGGAAGTCCCGGGATTAATTTAAGTGCTACGTCTA